TTTTTTGGTTTCTGTGCCGTTTCTTTTCTGCAAGGCACTTTTTGCCAATTGAAAACATTCTCTAATTATGACAAGACAGAGAATAATTACTGCTCCTAATTCTGATGGTGATAAGTCAGACATAGTAGTTGTATTATTAGGTATTAGTTTAATTATTGTTCTAAATATAAATCTCCACAATTCCAATCATAAACATCATCTGGACCACACATAGGTTCATCACTTGTAAAAAATACAATCCAAGACCATATAATTAATATAAACAATCCCCACATTAATATCTTAAACAAAATTTTTTGTAGCCATTTCATATTATTTGAAAATTCCTACTCCTACTCCTTTTAATGAGGGAAGTTTTGTTCCGCCCATTTTTAATTGAGGATAACCTTTTGGAGTTTTGGCTTGTTGTTCATAAGTTTGTAATCCTACACCAAATATTCCCAAAACACTTAACGGTAATAATTCTGGATCTTCTTTAGCAATATCATACATATCTTGTAATATCATTGGCACAAATCTTTTTACTATTTCTTTTGTGATATTTATTGGTTTTCCAGTATAATCTTGCCCTTTCATTAAGCCAGTAATAAAAGAGAAAATCGGTGCTTCTTTATATTCCACAAATCTGTTTAAAATGTCTAAACGGGTTAGTGGTTTATATCCTTCTCCCAATGTCATTATTTTCCCAGTAGTAGAACTGACAATTTGACCTGACCAAAGTTGAGCAGCCAATCTAATATATTGTTGAAAACCACCCCAAATATCTAATCTCGTATTATGAATTTTTATTTTTCCAAAATCGGCACTTTTAGGTTCTGTTCCAACATCTGCTCCAGCTAATTTGGCTACTCCTAAAACAGTCATTCCTGTTCCTAAAAAAGCAAATAAAGATTTTAACGCCTCTTTTCTTACAAATGGGTCGGCTTTAATATAATAAACTGGATTTAATAAAGTGAGACGAGATGCTATTAAACGAGGAGAAAAGAAAAATGTATTTAGCCCAACAGCAGATCTTTCAAATCTACCTAACGAACCTCTACCAGTTCCAGCATTAACAAAATTAGCTATTTCTTTTAACAAATCTATATCTTCTCGTGGATTGCGACCAATTTTTTCTGCTCCTTCTACTAAAGAATTAAAAACATCAAATCTAAATTTATTTAACAAACCTGTATATGCTCTACCAGATCCTCTTATTATTTTTCCAATTACTGGTATTTTTTCTGCCAAATTAGACATAAACTTTTCTTCTCTTTCTCCTAAAAATCTTCCCATTTCTGTAAGAGCTAATTTTCCTTTTTTTGCTAATTCAAAATTAGGATGTTTGGCTATTGTTTCATTCAATTCTTGAAGTGCCTCTTCTTTTAAAAAGTATTTAAATTGTTCAACAAAAGCAGAAGCAAATTCTTTTGGATAACGAGGCACTAAAAATATTGCTTGTCTTAAAGATGCTGAAAAATCAAAAGAAGCCATCATAGATCTGGGAATATTCGCTAATTGATATCCTGCTTCTTTCATTTTATCCAATAATGGTCTGGCATCTAATACAGTTTTAGTAAATTCCTTGCCAAAAACTTTATCTAATAATGCTATTTCGTTTTCGGTCGGAACCTTTCCGCCATATTCTCCCAATAATTTTGCTAATCCTTCTCTGGCTGTAAGTTTTTCCCAATCTGTCAACAAAGGACTTTTTTTAACTCGGTTGAATAAATCATCAACTACACTTTGTATTTCCTCTGGCGTTTTCCCTAATTTATTTCTGATAGATTCAAACTGAACTTTGGGCAACTTTCCTTTTAATGCTCCTTTTTCAGCATAAAATCCTTTCTCACCACCTATTTTTTCGCCAACTTTTAATGCTTCTGCCATTTTTTTTCCTCTTTCTTCTGTATATAAAGTTTCTTGTATTCTTCTTAATGGTTTTGCTTCTTTGAGAGCATTAATAACTTTTTGAACTGAATCTTCTTCTGGCAATTCTTTTGAAATTTCTGAAATTGGTGGCTTTGTTGGTGGTTTAATTGGAGGAACTTCTGGTTTAACTTCTTTTATTCCTTTAATCGTATTCCAAAATTCTTCCAAATCTTTAAACCCAATCGCTTTTAAATTTTTGCTGACTTCTACTTCTTTTCCACTTGAAACTATAATATCTCTTAATTCATCTACTGATTCAGTCAATTCTGCTTGTTCTGCTAATGGTTTGAGTATTTTAGTTTTTTCTAATAATTGTTTAACTTTATTGGCTTTTCCAATTTCTTGAAGAATCTTTAATACATCTTCTTTTTTATCTACCATTTTTAAACTTTTCGCCAAAAACTCAACTTCTTCATCACTGCCTTTGATTATAGTTTTTAAAGCCTTAACTATTGTCGGTATGTCGTGTGTTTTGGCTATAGTTTGAGTTACTTTTTCCATTATATCTTTTTTGCCAAAACCAATTGGAGTAACATCTAAACCAGCAATTATCATTCCTATTGGTATTGCTGCCTTATTCCATCTTTGTTTAAAGTCTTCTCCGCCGATAGCCAAAACTTCATCGCCAATAGTTTTAAACCCTATTGGTTTATCTGTTCCGAATATCTTTTTTTCAATTTCTGTTTGAGGAGTATAGGTATTGGCTAAACTTGGTCTTTCTCCGCCAGCCACTGCTGCTCCAACAGCAATAAAAGAACGAGCAATACTTTGACCTATTTCTTTTGTGAATTTACCAATCGTATTAAAAACTGTTTTAGTTGCTTCTGGAACTTCTTTTAAAACATCAAGTAGCCCAATTTTAGGTTGAGTTTGTGGTGTGATTATCGCAGTGTTTGTTTTATTTTCTATAGATGGAATAATACCTATTCCTTTTAATGAAGGTAATGTCATATTATTTTTTTTGTTGTTAACCAATTCCAAAGTCTACTCCACCAAGATTCTTTTTTACCAAAAATTTCATTTAAAGTATCTTCAACTAATGGTGTTAATTCAGTAGTATTATTATCTGCTTTCCATTGTTCTTCTATTTGTTCTCTTGTATATCCAATATCTTTATATTGTTGAAATATAGATTTAGTTTGAGATTTTATTTCTTCAAGAGTAGGAGTTGCACCTTTCATTCCGCTTTCCCATCCATCTGGTGCTCTACTATAAACATCTGCTGCTACATCAATGCCTGGAAATTCTCGTTGAAGTATATTAATAACTTTTTCTCTCGCCCCTTCAACCCCATATCTACCAGCATAAAGATTATTTATTTCTTCTTTTAATCTGGTATTATAATCAACACCAGTTATGCTTTTAGGAACTTGCGTTGTTGCTGTTATTGTCGCAGCTTTAGAACTTACTTTTGAAGTAATAATTGCCAATATATCATCAAACGATTTTGTTTTGATATCACTTGCAGAAAGTCCTGGATCAACTCCATATTTCCAAGCAGTTTGAATTAACTCATACTTCATCAGTAGATTTTGCTTTTCTAATTCCTCCTGACGAGTTAATATATCATATTGCCTATCAATAGTATTTTTGATGTCTTTATCCAAAGTATTATAATAATCGTTATAATAATCAAAGAAAAATTTATAATCATCTATTTTTTGTTTAATATCATATAATTGTGCTTCTACTGTTTGACTTATCAATTTATTTGCTGTATCTATATTGCCACGATACATTTCTGCCAAAGCAGTTTTTGCTCCCAATTCTGCTGCCACTGCTGATTTTTGAATAGCAAATTGTCTTTGAATTAAAGCCTGCTCACCTCTAATAAATACCATTGGAGCCATTTTTTGTTCTGAAATCAAAAGTCGTTGCTGTTCTTGTGTATCTAAATCAGCCATTTTCTTATTAAGAGTATCAATTTCTGGTGTCAGAGCAAGCAATTTTTCATAAAGTTCTGGCACTTTATATTTCTCTTGCCCAGCCTTTAATAATTCTTCCATTGATGGTCTACCAGCTATGGCTTCTTTTATCTTTTCAAGCCAACCCTTTCTTTCTTCTTCAGCAGTCGTTCTTTCTTTTTCTAATCTTGCTTGTTCTTGTTCCCACCACTTTAAGAGAGCATCAGTTTTACTTTTAATTTCACCAAGTTCTGAAACACTTGGTGGTTTAGTCGGCATTTCAATTTGGTATTTTTCTGAAACATTGGCTGGTATTATAGTTGAAGTCCCTGCTGTAGTTGTAGTTCCTCCTTTTTCTACTGCTTGACTTACTTTTTCTTGCTCCTGTTTCAATGCTGAAAGTTTTTCATCATAAAGTGATTGCCTATAAGCAACTGCTAAAGCACCTAATTGCTGTTGAAGTGTCATAAGGTTGTAATCGGATAAAGAAAATGGTGCTGTGCTTGATGTGCTTGTTGTCGGTGTTAATGACTGTTTATATACATCACCTAACATACCTAATTGCTGCTGAAGTGCTGACATTCCTGATGTTGTGGTTGTCTGTGTTGTGGTTGCTGGTGCTACTGTTGAGGATTGTAATTTAGCCAAAGTTTTTGGTCCCCAATAACCAGCATAGCCACCAGTATCAACTCCTAAAGCAGCTTGAAGTTTTGCAACTGCTGCAGTTGTTTTTGGTCCATAAATGCCTGGACCTGTCGCCACTTCTTCTGGGGTCATATATCCCAGAGAAACCAAATAATCCTGGAGTTTTTTTACTTCAGGTCCAGTCATTCCTGGTTGTAATGAAACGGTTGGGTAATCTGCCATATTATTGTTTTAATTTTAATTCTAATTGTTCAAGTTTATTACAGATTTTTTAAATATATTTTTCATTATATTTGTTGAGCGGTTATTTTATACCAATTAGTTCCATTACTAAAAACTAAATCTTGTTGGTTGGTATCAAAATACATATATCCTTGATAAGATGAAGCTGCTCCTGGGGTTCCTGCTCTTACCTGAAATCCAAATGGGAAAGCAACACTTAATTTACTTGCAGTCCAAAAAGTCATATAAGTAGTTCCTCCTAACTGAATATAACCATAACTTGGATTGAAGTTAATATAATTACAATAAACTTTATTCCAATAATATGAGGAAGAACCTAAATCATAACCTCCATTAGTATAAGGAAAACATCCTGCAGGATAAATCGTAATTCCAGAAGAAGTTGAACTATGATGTGCATTAGCATTAGAAGCGTGAGCTGAAATATCTACTCCATCTACAGTAGCTTCACTTCCTAAACTAATTCCATAAGTCCCTTGCATTACTAATCCTGTAGTGCTTATAACTGCGATTGCATTTCCTCCAGAATATAAGGCTATTCCATAAGGTGAAGCACCAGCTTTTAAAATCAAATATCCACCATAATTATTTTCTATAATAATGTCAGATGTATTGGCTTTAATATAACCTCTTTCTGTACCACCTTCATTATTAAATCTTAAAGAATCTGTAGTTAGTTTAACTCTTAAATATCCACTACTATCGTATGCTTGTAAATAATTTGTGCTATCTAATTTAATTCTTGCCCCCGATGAAGCTGTTTGAATTGTTCCACCAGTAATTGTGCAACCGTTAAAAGAACCAGCCGTTATTGTTCCCAATGTCCCACTTGCCGCAGATAAGTTCCCAGCAAAAGTAGTTTTATTTTCTGATTTATCATAGAATATTCCTTGACCACCAGCATAATTGCCTATAATAACATCACCCACATTTGTTCCGCCAACTAATGCCTTAAAAACATCATTTCCGCTGTCATCAATAATTTGTATGCCAGTATTACTATCTGGAAAAATTCTCACCCTTGCACCTGACAAAGCACTATCATAAGTTCCTCCGACTTTTGCTGTTTTGGTAGTTGGGTCATATCCAGATTCAAAAGTTGTTGCACCACCTATCGTGATATTATCAGCCTCAATTTTAATTCCTTCTTCTGAAGCATTGATTGAAGCAATTACATTTGTTGATGTAATTGGAGTAAAATTAAGTTGAGTAGTAGTTACTGAACCTGCATAAATTTTCCCGCCATCTATTTTAGTAAAATCAGAAGAATGTCTCCAATTTGAAAGATAAACTGTGCCATCTATTAAAACTTTGGAAGCAGCAATAGTTGTTACATCATCAGAAGTTACATTTCTTGGAGTAGCGTAAACTTCTGATGAAAAATTGGTTGATATATTGCCCGAAGTATCTACTGCCTTTATCCAGTAATAATAAGTTTGGTCACCTTCTCTACCACCATCTATAAAATAGTTTGTTTTGACATTTCCTATTAAAGTGGCAGTTTCACTATCATTGGTTGTATTTCTATAAATGTTGTATGAATCTAAATCATTTTCTGTATTATGCGTCCATTCCAATATCACATATTGTATTCCTGCGGTAGCCGAAACTCCAGTCACTGTTGCTGGTGGGGTTGTATCAGAAGCAGTTGTTTGTGAAATATCAGAAGAAAAATTAGAAACTGTGCCATATTTGTTAACTGAAGCCACGCCAAAATCATAAGAAATATTTGGAACTAATCCATCTATGGTTATTGTGTTAGTAGTCGCTGTAATCTGCGTATAATAAGTGTGAGATGATTTTTTATAGCGAACAACATAATGGTCAAATGTATCAGAACTAATTGCGTTCCAGGTTAAAACTACATAAGCAGAAATTGTCCCATCATCAGCAGTTGTAATTCCAGTAGATGAACAAGTTAATCCTGTTGGGACAGCATCTGCTGTTGGATTTGCTACATAACTAATTTGCTCACCAGTGACACCGTTAATTGTGATAGAATTAGCAACAACATCTCCACTCATATTTACTCTGAAAGGAGCTAAATTAAAATTAGCATTACCCAACCATAATCCTTTATCTTGTTCAAACCTCATTATTTTATCGCCACTTCCGAAAATTGCCTTACCGCCAAACAAATTAGCACCAACAAGAGTTGGATATCTAAAAATGTTTTCTTGTTTAATTAGTTCCTCGTATGTTAAAACTGGTATTTGGTCTTGGAACAATTCAATTATTTCTTCTTCTTTGTTTTCTTTTTTGTTTTCTTCCGTCATATTATGATAATGTATGACCACTAATTTTTATATTTCTAATTGATACTGGAGTGGTAGTTGAACCATTATTCCAACTTAATTTTATTCTAAAATTCTCCGCCTCGCATCTTGGATAAAAATCTTTTGTTGTTATAGCACCATCGCTTTCATAAGATACTGTTCCAGTTTTTAAAATAGAACCTTTATTATTCTCTAAAGTATAAAAAAAACCTGCTCCTGCATTTAATGGATCAAAATTAAACTTTATCTTATCTATCATTGACCTTCTATAATTATCTGTGACATCAAATAACAATGAATACCAATAACAATTAACATTATAACCAGAAAATTTGGCTAATCTATAAAGTGTTCCACTATAAGAAGCAACCATTGGTATGCCGAATGGACAAGCCAAACCACCAACATTACTATATCCAGCAGTTGCTATTTGAAAAAGTAAAGTAGGAGTATTTCTTTCTGCTGCACCCCAAGCCCATATTTTACCTCCAGAAACCCATAAAATAAAATTTTTATAATCAGTCACTTGATAAAATGACGGCAAAGAACCAGTAAATGAAACAATTTCAGAAATTGAAAGCCCATTGACATATCCTAATTTATATCCGCCACTTGAAGTAACATCCTGATAAAAAACAAAGACAACACCATTTCTAACAAATAAAGCACCTATTCTTCCCATAACCACTATTTCATCATCCCAAGATGGAGAATTGCCATCCCAAACATAAATTGAAGCAATGTTTTTATTAGAACCAGAAACATCTGGTCTATTAGCAGCAATCCATATTCTATTAGAAGCCCAAGCCAAATCTTGAATAACACAATCACTTGGCAAATCTAAATCTTTTTCAGTAGCAGTATCCACAGAACCATCATATGAACTAACATAATTTTTATTTCCTATGTATAACATATCATTACCAGCCGCCAACAAAGGATGCGGGACATTGCCTTGTAAACTAAATTTACCAGTCGGCACAGTAGAAAGCCAATCATCATCAAAAGTAGAAGGCAATGTTAATTGCCCCATATCTCCACCACTTGACTTATTATAAGAATAATAAATCTTGCCTTGATAATAAGCCACATCTTGTCCGTCTGTCATATTAGTAACTACTCTGGGAAATGTTCCATCGTTGGTAACAGCAGAAGAACTTAATTTATAAAGTTTAGTTCCACCTATTGCGAAAGTAATACCTGATGACACAGCATAATCTAAAATTCCTTTTATCAAAGTTGTAACTGCTCCTGCTTGCGTTCCATTGGTTAAATCAGCCAAACCTGGTCCTTGTGTTATAAAAGAAGGATTAGTCAAATTTACATTTTGCATATCACTTGCTTGATTTTTATTTCCATAAGAAGGATAACTTGCTAAATACCAGCCAGGAGCAAAACCGCCATTAAAATTGTCTATAATAATTTGCCATTTCATATCTTATTTATAGTTTAGTTCTTTTTATTATTCATAATATCTCAAATCGCTTGCTGGTTTCATAATAATTCTTCTGTCTTGTATTCTACTGCCATAGAATTGTTTCATTCTGGCAATTATTTTTTCTATTTGCACATCCATTGCGGCTGACCTATCTTGAATTTCATATTTATCAAACCAATCTTTTGCCGCACCATAAACTAATCCTCTTTGAAATGCTTCTCTTATATTTGGTGTATCACCATCATTAGAAAAAAAAGTAATGTCTTTGCCTAATTCATTAGTGCCAACAACTTCTTTTGAATACCAAATTTTAATTCCACCGCTAACATCAATAATTGGTCCAGATAAAATATAAATACTATTTCCAAACAATGCTACATAAGGCGTTGTATTGTTAAAATATTTAATAATATCGCTTTCTGATGAAATTGGATAGGGAATTTCTGATTTATCTACAATAGTTGCTGGTGTCCAATTAGATCCATCTAACTTCAATTCAATTCTTTTAACTTTAAGAATATCAGTTGGGAAAAGATATTCTCTTTGATTAGCTAGTAAATCAATTGTTGCTGTATCCTCTTGAAAATCCCACTCATCTTGTGAATCCAAAATCTCCGTAGTGAACAAATGAGCCCACTCGGTTAAGGAATCATTGATTTCATCAGTAGGATAAGAAATATCATCTGTGTTGGTTAACCTTCTTACCCTATTTTGCAATGTTAATAATTGTGCCATATTATTTTAAATAATTAAGTATTAATGGACTTTCGCCCATTTCTATTTTGCGAATTTTATCTTGATGAAATATAGGAAAATATCTACCTCTAAAAGGATGTTTCTGAAATTTATCGTGTTGCCATTGAATTGCTTTATTATCTGGCAAAACCCAGAAAGTATATCCAAGTTTCATTGCCCGAAATGCTATATTAACATTTCCCATTGCCCAGTAATTATCATACTCCTCATCATACCCGCCAACTTCAAAAAATGCTTTTTTAGGTGCTATTGCCCAATCTTCTTCCCATTCGTAATACTGAATTTCTTGGAAACCTTGTTTATAAGCCCGACAATCCCATTTTATTGTTTTCCAATTTGGAGTTATTCCCATTGCCCCAGTAATGAATTTTTTCTCATCTGCCACTTTTAAAAATCTTTCTAATCCATCTGGTAAAATAGAAATATAATCTTGTAGCATCACTATAAAATCATATTTCGCTCTTTTTAGCATTCTGTTTAATGCTTTGCATAAATCGTGTCCCCTTTCTGGAATTCCTACTTCTACTAACCATTCAAAATCTTGAAAAGTTTGTTCGGCAAGGCATTTCTGAACAATCTCTAATCCTTGTGGTCTAATGGTTGGCGTTAGAATGGAGATACCTGGCATAATTTTTTAATAACTTTGAAGATGATTGAATTTTCTTTCCGCCAAGACCAAATACCATTTTAATACCAAGTTTCTTACAAGTTTCTCTTTCTGGTATATTAAATATCGTTCTATCTGCACCAGTAGCAAAAATATCTGGTTTAATCATTTTAAGTGTTTTACGAACTGATTTATCTTTGTCTATTGATAGAACTACTCTATCTACACATTTTAAATTGGCAATAATTTCCATTCTCTCTTTGTCTTTCATAAAGGGGTCTGAACCTTTTACTTTTACCTGATTATCATTATTAACTATCACAACCAATTTATCTCCAAGTTTTTTTGCTGCTTTTAAATATCTGATATGTCCAATGTGAATTGGATTAAAATAACCAGACGCCGCAACTACAATATGCTTTCTATTCCTTCTTTTAATTTTTTGGCGTAAATCTCTGCTGAATAATTTTGTATTACCCATTCTCTTGTATTAACTTTTTTATCACGCCATTTTTTTATTGCCTCTTGTATCGCTTGAATGTTTGGTTCTACTATTTCACCAATAACACAATCTCTTACATATTCAGTAGTTTTATCACTATCTGACATCACTATAACTGGTATATTACACGCCATTGCTTCTAATACTGTTCTTTGGCTTCCGCCAGTTTTATCAGAGGTTATAACACAAGTTCTTGAAGCATTATATAAATAGTTCAATGTTTCAGCGTCTACATATGGTAAAATCATTGTTCCTTTTTCTTGACAAACTTGCCAGCATTCTGTTTCGTGGTCTTGATACATCCAACCAACCGCTAAACCAGAATTGCCCACTGCTTCAGCAAATAATCTATGTCTTTTCCAAAGAGCAAAAGTAGCGGGGAAAATAGCATCCCAAATTTTTGTTTGTTTTATTGGTTTGAAAAGTTCTGTGTTTGTCCCAAATGCTTTAATAACTTTTTTATTTTCGTTTTCAAACTGATTTTTATAGACATCTGATTCTACAAAAATCAGGTCAAAACAATTCACATAATTTCTAAAAGGTCCCCCAGCAAAACATAATGCCATTGGTATTCCTCTATTGGCTAAATAAGGAATGGTAGGTCTTGTCAAATCAGCAAAAAATAATATCGCATCTGGCTTAAAATTAAGAACTTCTCTGGCTAATAATTCTGATGATGGTTTTAAAATAATTGGAATATAAGGAGTGGGGAAAATCATATCTTGTCCTATACTATAAGCCCTGACCTCCCATTCTTTTGATAAAATACCAATTGCTTTTGCTAATCCATCCTGCCAGTTTAATAATTGCTTATATGTGTTATTCCAGTCCCAAACAAATGCTAATCGCATACTACTACCCAAAAAACAAATTTTTCATCAATTAACTTTGATATTTTGTAATTTTTAATCCCTGATTCTTTTAAATGATTTTCTAACATTTCATAAGTATAATAACGGTTATGAAATAAATGTTTGTATTTATCAGCAGAATAAAATTCTTTGGCATGATTATCTCTTTTAACCATTTCTTCTAAAGTTAATCCTTGTTTTTTGGCTGCTTCTTCTGCTGGCATAAAAGGATTTAATTCTTCTTCCCACGCATATTCATTTGGCACAGTAATAATTATTTTTTTTGCTACTCTTTTTGCTTCTTTCAAAACTTGAATTGGGTTTTCAACGTGTTCTAAAATTTCAGCCAAAACCGCCGTATCAAAAGATTTATCTTCAAACGGCAAATGATGAGCATCAGCTCTAACAAAATTCTCAACTAAATTAGAATAATCATCTATATCCACAGTAATGATATTTTTTCTATCCCATCCATTGAATGTATGTCCTTTATTCCCTCCAATATCAACTATTTTTTCACCTTTTGAACATTGGCTTTTTATCCAATTAAATCTATCCATTCTAATTTCCTCAATTTTATTAGGTGAATTTTTTTTTAAAAATTCTTTATGCCATTGTTGTGCTACTAAATCCCAATTAAATTTTTTCTTTGCCCATTGCTTCATTTCTTCTCTCTCTTTTTCTGTTGGGGGATTTTTCAAAACATTTATCACTCCCTGAACCAATTCTTTTTGAGCATCCTCATCTGTATAAATATTCTTGCTATCAATCTTTAAGCCAAATTGAACTGTTTCATTTAAAGCCGCTACATTAGTAGTAATTGGAATACAACCAGCCGCTTGTGCCTTCATCGCTGATATACAACTAATTTCTCCAAATTCAGTTGGATATGCCCAAATGCTTGATTTTAAATATTCCTCTATAATTTGCTCTTGTGAAACCCTGCCGTGTTCATAAACCCCATCTTGATCCATAAGTTTAATTATTCTCTCTTTCATCTTCATCATTTCTGGGTTATTAGAATGTGTTTGGTCAAATATATTCCAGCCGTAAAAAATATGAAGTTCTGCTTGTGGCACTTCTTTTTTTATCAATGGAAATAGTTTTAATAATGTTTCAAGACCTCTATCATATGAACTTGTATAAATCAACCGATAAGGATTTCTTTCAACTTTTTTATTGAACATTTCAACATCAATTCCATTGTTGCTAATCATAAACTTCTCATCTGGTATTTTAGGAAAAAGATTTCTCTGCCATTCAGAAAGTGTAATAATTTTATCAATTTCTTTTAATCTTTGAGGAGTAAATTCAACTTGTTCCAATATATCGTGAAGCCAAACATATTTCTTTTCAGCATTTATCTCACCAATATCAAATAAAGATGGATGCCGCCAAACTATCAATACATCTTGTTTATCTCTTGGATTGAAAGACCACCAAGGTCTCCAAATAACCTTACCAAATCTTTTCTCTTTATATCCGCAATTAGCATAAACAACTACATTCCATCCTAAATCAGCCAATCTTTTTGACATATGATAAACTGCTTCCTCTGAACCCCCAGTTCCTCTTTTAAGAATAAGTTCTGGATTAAACTCCTCACTCGTCTGATAACAATAAATCACTAAATCCCTACCTGAACTTTCTTTTTTAATAAAATGTATATTTTTCAAATGGATCAATTTTGGATGACATTTCAAATAATCTGGAACACTATCTAAAAGTTTTTTAATTTCTTTCTTTGATTTTGCTTTCTTTGCTTTTTCATAAATCTCATCAATCTTTTCAAGATTTTTAATTTCAACATCTAATTGCTTGATTATATTCTTTGTTTCTTCATCTTTTGGATATAATTTGAGACAATGTTCCAAACATTGCTTTGCTTCCTTTGGTTTGCTTAATTGAAAATAAACTCTTGCCAATATCTGTAATGGATTATAATCATAATCTCGTGGATTATAGACAATAGCAGTATCTTTTGGAACATCTTTGGCTAATCCCATTATCAGAAATTCTTTAGCATATTTCGGCTTATCAATTAAATAATAAATTTCGCCAATTCCTAAATAACCATCTGGATACCAGGGTCTTAATTTAATTGCTTCCCATTCCGCTTCTATTGCTTCTTTTGGTCTATTTAATTTTTTAAATGCTTCTGCCATTCTGTGCCACGCAAGGAATTTTTCCTCCTCTGAACCACTAATGGGAATAAATTGAACATAATAATCAATTGCTTCTTTAAACTTACCCATAGCCAAATAAGCATTAGCCACATCCCAAACACATTTTGGGTCATCTGGATTTTTATTTAATTGTAAAAGAGCCATTTCTAAATTTCTTTTCTGTGCTTCTATTTTTCTCTCATCTGTCGTTTTATGTATTACTTTAATATCTTCTAATAAAAATACTCTTAATCTGTCTGGCGATATTTTCCCAGCGGGAAGTAAATCTTCGTGTAATTGTCCAACCCATTTTATAAATCCATTGTTTTTGATAATTCTTGTTTTGCGATGCGTAACAACACATTGTCCCCACTTATCAAAATCATATAAATAATCACAGACACCAGCATTAACACCATTCTTTTCCATATTTTCAATTATCTTTTTAAGAAACTTGCCACCCTCTAATACATCGTCAACATCTAACCATAAAATATAATCACCAGTTGCTTGCGAAAAATTATAATTTCTTATATCGGCAAAATTATTATTCCATTTAAAATAAGATACTTTTGCTTTGTATTTTTCAGCAACTCTTTCAATCTCTTTATTTTTGCCACTAACAGTAATACAAATTTCATCAACATAATCAGCAACAGAATTAAGACATCTATCCAATAATTTCGCTTCATTATTGTCTGGTTTTACAACTAAACAAAGCGATAATTTCATACTTTTTCACAAACACGAAATTCTCTAAATCTTTTTTTAAACCAATCAATTTCTGATTGTTCTTCTAAAAATCTTGGGTTTTGCAATTGTCTATCTAAAATCCTAAATAATCTGGCTGGTATTCTTAATGTCCATCGCATATAAGCACTATCTTTATCTGTTAATCCCCATTTATCTTTTTTAAGTTTCCTTTGGATTTTAACAGAATGGCAAACAGCCATATATTCCAAAGGAAATCTTTTAATATATTCTTCTACAATTGCCTCAATAAGTTTTCTTCTATATTCTTTTTCTTTGTATTCCATATTTATTTTAACTTGTGTGCTGAATGGCAATCTGGTCTCGGCTTAAGCAGATTGCCCACAAAAGCCGAGAATCCAGCCACAAGAGTTATATTAAATTAAATAACCTTCGGCAAAGAAGTTTGAATCTTTATTCTTAACCTCAAGCGTCAATTTACCAACAACTGCTCTTTGTTCATAGTCACCACTTCTCGCTAAACCAGTGTCAATAAATGGTTTTTGCAAATAAGCAATACCAAGTTTTTCTGGTATAACTCCAAGTATTCTGGCAGTGCCATCAGATGCTTGCTGAACATACCTATGAGTATGTTTCCTAACCTTACCAAGTCCTGTCTCAAACACATCAATCGCCATTACAACTTCTTTGATATTAGTGCCAGTAACAACATTGTATGCTTTGTTGGTAAAGTCATCTATTCTATCAGATAGTGCTGAACCAACAAAGATGTCAGTTGCTACATCACCATTACTTTTTTCCCAACAATTCTTCATTAACCCCTTAAGAATTGAAGCAGAAAATATAGTTCCAGAAGTTTGAGCAGTGTAGTTGGTTGACTTGCTAATACCCCTAATAATTCCCATTTATTGGACTATGTCTTCATCGCATTCCTGCGAGCCTGCTGTATAGTCTCTACACCTTTATTACAAGAGGCGTTCTGTCTCTTGTAAATTTAGCTCGGCGTTGGCTTGGGTGCTTTCGCCGAATTAGGCAGGTTTTAGATGAACAGAATTTTATTAGAGGTTTATCAATCCTTTATCATATTTAGCGTGGCAATTAGGACAAAGAGTAATAAGATCATCGGGATTATGAACAAGATACGTCCTATTAACGCTCTCGGAATGATTTACATAATTACCATCTCTATTTTTATGTGCTACTTCCATAATTTTGGGCTCTCTTAATTTACATATTTGACAGGTGTAATTATCTCTTTTAAGAGTTACCCTTCTTGCCCAAAACCATTTTCCTCCTTTCCAGTTCGGGTGTTTTTCACCACTACCTGTTGGTGGTAATTTCAAATTTTTTCTTTTTTCTCCAACCCATATCTTCTTTCCTTTGTTCCAGGGGATACATCCTTTAACTGCCTTCAAATGTTTTTCTCTCCACTCATCCCGATGTTGTATAACCCATTCTGCTATATCAAATCTTTTTATCTTCGCAGTTTTTAACCAATTGCCATAACAGGCACGGGAACAAAATTTTCCTTTGCCATTTTTAAGGATTGATATTTTGGTATGGAATTTTTTATGACACGATTTGCAAATTGTCTCCATACCTCCATTTTAATATGTTTTAGAAATCGTGTCAATAATCTATTCATCTTTGGTGCAGTGCCACTTGTTCCAGAAACAAGTGTGCTTCTCACCAAATCAAATTCAGCCGCATTAGCCCATTCAATCAATGCCTTCGTTGTTTGTCTCGCTAATTCATTTTCATTGTGATAATACTGAACTTGTGCAGCAGTATTTGTCACTCTGAAAGGAATAGCGATAATTTCAACGATATTTGAAATTAACGAAGGCGTTGTTCTTTCAAGATTGGTATAATCACTTTCCTCTTCCACTGCCGCAGAAGCAGTAGTTCTTAACGTATCAACCAATGTCTGATGAATGGTTGAGGTAGCAGTGCTTTTTGGCAAATTGGTAAGGAACCAGTTTTCCTTCGCTGTCAATATCTCAACTAACGGCAGAACGTCTAGTCTAATAACATCTTTGCCTGTATAAGTCGTCAATTCTGAAGCCATTTTATCGTTAAGACAACTTCAGAAATTTTTCTACTAATTTTTGTTTGGCTGCTTCAGAATCAGTTTCCCTTACGGCTTTTATTAACTGATTGAATTCAGCCTGATTTCCGAAAGTTGTCTTCTGTTTACTTTCAACTGCTATTGACTTTTCTTCAGATTTGGCTTTATCAACTTCTAACTTGGTGTTAATCAAATCTTTAAGATAACCATCATAAGCTTCCTCGTAAGAAATCCCTTTTGCTTTGGCTGTTGATTTTATTATATCCATAAATGGCTCAACAGCGGGGTTTTTCTTGAGGAACTTTGATGTCATTATCTCTTCTTCCAGCTGATTAACTTTCTCCTCTATTGCCGAACCAGTAAAATCTTTCAATACTTCTTGCCCTTCTTCAGAAGCAAGGAATTCATTTGCTTCTTTAGAAATTTCAGCTTGCAACTTTTCATATTCTTCTGCTTTCCTTCTTAATTCAGCAATTTTCTGGTCGCCGACCAGGCTTTTTAATCCTTGGTAATGTTTTTCAAAATCTTCTCTTGTCTTAATATCATCTCTGCCAGTTAATCTTTTGTAATAATCTGATTCATCAGCTGGAGATTTGTTTTCCAAGTTATCAGCTTGAGAAACATCTTCTTGACTTACTGAAGATGCAACGTCTACATCTCCAGCGTCAGTCAGATTAAGGTTTGTTTCTTCTTCCATTTTTTTGAAGAACTATTTGTTCCATTAAGGTAGGAACTAAAACCCGACCTTTAATATTCATTTTTCATTTCTTGAAGCCTTTTAATAATTGAATCTTCTTCTTCAGAAATCTTTTTTTGTAATTCTTGTAAATCGCCTTCCTGCCAAATATCTGCTAAAGCATTTTCAATAATTTCAATTGCCATCTTTCTTGCCAATACTTCATCTAAATTGCCCAGAGTAATATCTCTAACCGTATCTATGGCATTTAAATGAAAAGCAATTCTTTGTAATAACCACTGAAAAGCCTGATTTTTTATTAATTCTCTAATCTCCTCTTTAATCGGCGGTTTTTTTATTATTTTAATTTCTTTTTTCTTTTTGGGCATATTTTGTTTTAATTTACTTCTTTCCACTTTTTCTCCAAGCAGAATAACAAATAGCAATAACCTGTTTTATTGGTCTTTCAGGATCTCTTTTTTTTACTACTGAAATGCAACGAGAAATAAAGTGTTGCTTTTCTTCTTTACCTTTTGGCGATGGAATAGGCATAATGTTTATTTTTTTCTACCAGCCACTGCCATTTTGGTCATTTTTGTTTTTCCGTAAGCCTCTCTTCCAATTTTTGCACATATTGCCTTTGCCCTTTCTTCAGTCATACTCTTGCCTTTTTTTTCATAAAAAGCCATAACTTTTCTAACGCAAGCGGCAAATCTGTCACCTTCACCCAATGGTGCTGATGAAAATGCTGATTTTTTTTGTGCCATAATAAGATATTATTATAATTATTTATTACGACCTTTATTTACTAATTGTTGGAACCATTCCACGACCAGTTTTTTCTCCACTTACAATTTCACCAACCATTTCTGTTTCACTTTGTGGAGTTGTTGGAACAGGAACTTCTCTCGGTGTCTGAATTGGTATTGCTTCATCTTGTTTTCTTAAAAATCTTGCACCGCTTAAACCCATTAAATCCAATATCTCTTTCATTAAAGCATCTACATCAAGATTTGCTCCTGGAATTCTTGAATAAGCCATAAGCATATTATTCAATTGATTAACCATAACTGCTTTATTAAAACTTTCTCCAGTTACAAATACTTCTACTTCATACTGCCAATTCTTTAAAAATCCTTTTTCAACTTTGAAATATCTTGTTTTATTAAATGCTTTCAGATTTTCTTGATATATCTTTCTCAAATGTTCAATATAATCAGCTGGCGGAAATCCTTTTCCTTTGGTATAACTATTAAGAATTGCTCTGTTTAATTGATAATTAATAAAACTTTCGTCTATTTCTTTCAAATCTTTTGGAGAACCAATAATTGAAATTATTTCTTCTTCACTAATAGTTTCTAATAAAAGCGGGATAATGTGTTTCTCAAATACTCTTGATAAAAACATTCCAAGATTTTCTTGAAGCAAACTATAACCAGTTCTCATTCCTCTTTCTTGTAAAACGGCAGTAGTTGCTGGTAAGTCAGCGGGCAATGTTTCACCTTTGCCAATTTGCCAACCGCCAGTTACTCTCTGAACTTGAGTATAAGCCTCTAATTGGTCTCTATAAGATGATGGTTTAATATCAGAAATTCTTAATTCTTGGATATCGTCCATTCTGGTAACTGGTATACCACCGCCAGAAACCAAAGAACTTAATAATTGCTGTGTTATACCAGAACCTTTTCTAAATTTAAATAATCCTAATTGAGCAATTCGTGATTGATTTAATCGTAAATTAACTATCTCATTGATATAACTCTGTAAATCCATAGTAATTTCTCCAACTCCTCTGCCGTGCCATCTGCCAAATACTTTTCTAAACCTGCATTCTTCATACGGCTTTATTCCAGTTTTATTTAATTTAATTTTATGAACAACAGGATTTGAATAAATATTAGAAACAATAGCCACTGTTGGAACCCAAGTATCTTTATCCTCCTCTTTCCCAGTAATACACCATAATGGTAAATCGCCCCATCTCTCATAGATTTCAACATAAGGGACTTGAACATTGATATTTCTGTAATTAGTCAGCAATCTTGATACTTCAGTTTCCCCTTTAATATATTCTAAATTGTCCCAGTCATATTTTTTTGCTTCAGACAATTTAATAACATTTCTTTCAATTACTGCACCAGCCTCTTGTATATTTCTTTCTGATGGATCAATGAAAAAATTAGTAATATCAGGAATCGGCGTTTTTATTAATTGTTTTTTAAGAAATGGATCAAAATTTTTTATTATTTTTAAAACTATTGTCCCATCTATGCAAAATTGTCTTAATAATTCATTCAAAATCTCACCAAAATAATTCCTTCTCATAAAATAACCAACCAAATATCTTAATATCAAAGCGGCTGAAAATCCATTAGGATTAGTTGCTCTTATATTAATATCGGCTGAATCTAAATCTATGTTTTGAGTAACCACTTCTACCATATCTTCAGTAACTGGGAAAAATATCTTTTTTCTCTTTGTCACTTCATCATATTCTTTATCAAATTTTCCTAAATAATTTTTGCGTGCCTTATTGATAATTCCATCAACACCAAGCATTTTATAATTAATTCTATCATTAACCCAAACTCTACCGTCTTTCCATTCGGCTAATTCATTTTCCATTATTTCTATAACTTTTTTTTCTTGTGGTGTTGGTATGTATTGCATATTATTTCTTATTTTCTTTTTCTTCTTTATTTTCTTTATTCTCTTTATTCTCTTTATCCTCTTTATTTTCTTTATTCTCTTTATTCTCTTCTTTTGAATTTTCTTGTTCTAATCTCTCAATTAAATTGATTTGACCTAAAATCTGTTGTTGTCTTGCCTGTAGTTGTGCTAAAACTTGTTGATTTCTATTAAATTCTGAAATTAAATTTTCTTTTTCTTCTTTTAAATTCATAATTATTCACTCATTAAATCTTTGTTTATTGGAGTTTTGCTTATTAAAGTTTTACTCCAATCACCGACCTTTTTTATTGCTTCTTCTACTTTTGCCTTTTCATCCGCCAATTGCTGCTGAACCCTGTCTATCATTTCTTTGGTTATCGGATTAAGCACTGGCTCAAACTCTGTTTTTAAGAAATAGTTGCCGTCTATCTCAATTATCTCTTGAGATTTTACCTTTGGCTGTATTGGTTGCGTTGGTAGTTG